GCCCTAGATCGTCTGCTTTTGGTGCAGCACTCCACTTATTAGTGAGACATTGCGGCTCCATTTAATGGTGCCGTTCTCGCCCCTCTTACTCCTCGCCCGCGGCCGCGGCCACGGTGTTGTGCTCCTCTTCCACGCCCATTGAATGGGTCAGCTGCTCCAGCTGTAGGCGGAGCGCCGCCAGTTTGGCTTTGGCATCCTCGCCCCCTGGGACCACGGCCTCCCCTTTCAGGGTTGCCACGACTCGGGGCTTCGCGAGTAGGCTGTCGGTTGACCGGAACGCTTTGTCCATCAGCCCCTTTAGGAACGACTGGTAGTTGTCGATATCCCGGTTGACTGCTGGATCGGCGCTCGGTCCCAGACCGCGAATCGCTTCGCTGGATGCCATCACCAGGCTGCTGATCAGGCCTGGAAGTTTCTGGATTTGCTCTAGTACGGTGCACATTTTGCTCGGATAAGACTTTACGAGGGTCCACGCGGCCCTCCGCCGGTTGAGCGTCTACGTCCAAAGTATCTTTATAAGGACTCGGCTCAAAATCACGGTTGAGAGTGGGGACCGCCCAGGGATCAGTGAGGCCATCCAGGCCGGACTCAAAACTCCGAAGAGTCTCGACATCAAAGCCTGTACGCGCTGCGGTGACTTGCAGCATGATCTCGTGATCAGCAGGATCCTGGGGCCATGAGCCTCCCACGGTGAGCCAATAAGGTTTCTCATTGTTGGCGCTCCTCCTTGAGTTTCTGGTGACTACGTCCTCGGCTGTTTCTTGGTAGAGTCTTTGGACCATTCTCGCGTATGGGCCGGTTACTGGTGAGCAACCGTCGGTCACAAGATAGCCAGTGACTCTGTCGATAGCGGCACTAGCAATCGGGATTGTTGGATCCCGAGAGGTCAGGTGCAACTTCCGCCAGGTCCGTAGGGGATCTTGGAAGGATGTTCGCGTGGTCGTTGGATCGGGAAAAACTCTAGCCAAAAAGACGACTCCCTTGTCCGGTTCACAGGCCTCAATCTTGAGGTCCATGCCTAGGTTGTCCGCTACGCGGGCCCAGTTGTTCCGGTATTTTCGCTCGAAAAGGGAATCGTCACCGAAGGCGAGACCAATGCTCCTGAAGGAATCTTCTGCTGAAAAGTCGGGATTTGTGCGCCTCACTGCGCAGTACTGGATGAAGCCATTAAGGACCGTGTTAAGGTCGCAGGTCGTTGGTGACCCGCTCTTGACTCCATGCCCAGCCTCGTACTGGAAACCAAAACGTTTCGCGCGGGCGGGGCACGTTACCAACATATCCGTGTAACCAGTGAGGTCAGCCCGAAATAATGTCGAGAAGTACCTGTGGTACACGGCGTTCATAACGTGTCTCTGCGCCCACTTCGAAACCGAGCCGTCGAAGTTGGAGAAATCGCCTTCCGATGGAATGTCCACACTGCCACAATACTCAACGACCTTGTCTGCCAGTTCGTGTGGTGTGCGTCCAGGGCAGAACCAATGTTGATTGTGTTCTGCGTGGAGCACCTCATCGCGAAAAGAT